GCGGTTTTCTCGGCTTGTCTGCCGCCCGGCAGCGTGTCTCCCGCAAGACCCATGAGCTGCCGCGCGATCTCCTCACTGAAGCTGCGCATGTCTCCCTCGGCTGCGTCCGCGAATGCGCCGCCGATCCCCTTCGCCGCGCCGTACAGATCCGGCATCGGCAGCGTCTGGTCGCCCACGCCGAGCAGGCCGGAGACGTTGCGCACATACGGCACATCATTGCTGATGTTGTACAAGGTGTCCTCTGCCGCCGCCGCGATGTTGAACTTGTCGTTCCCCGCGTCCTCGTCCGTGCCGAAGAGCCGCTCGCCGGTCATCTTCTGCCACACGTCGTCGAACCACACGCCCAGCTGCTCGTTCGTCGTCAGTCCGTTTCCGGAGGCAAGGAATCCTGCCAGCAGCCCCAGCACGTCGAACTGCGCCGGCGTGCCGCCATACAGCTCTTCGTCCACGCGGTTAAGCAGGAACGCGCCGAGCAGCGTGCCGACGATGATCCCTGCCAGCCGCCGCGAGGCTTCCTTCTTCCCGAGCTTCGCTTCCATCTCGCGCAGCCCCGGCCCGAAGATGTCCTGCGAAACGTGTTCCCAGCTATTCAGCGCCTCGACCTGGAACAGGTTGACCATCTGCGAAATGAGGTTTTTCGACTGGAACGTCAGCGGCGCCGTGCCCTTCGAGCGCGATCCCATCACGTCGCGGCCCCATCGGTCCGCCGCGCGCAGGGCTTCCTTCTCGCTCTTGCCCTCGGCCAGCTCCTTGCGGTATCTGCCGCGCACGGCGATGGTGCTCATCAGGTAGTCCATGCGCTCGAGCGGCCAGAAGAGCGCCGTCGTGAACTTGTCGCCCTTCGTGTTTGTCAGATAGCGGATACCGCGCTTTTCCGTCAGGAAGTCGCTCCTGTCGGCGAAGTCGCCCTTCGCCTTTCCGCTTGCGATGTCTCCGATCGCCTCGGCGACGTACTTCGGCCCCAGCTCGCCCGCGATGAGCGGCAGCTGCGCCGTCTGGTTCAGCGAGGACGAGAGATTGCCCGCAACGTTCGCACGGGCGAATGTGCTCACGAGCTTGCGCCCCACGTTCAGCGACGTGCGCCCGACCTCGCGCTCCATGCTGCGGTCGTTGAAGAGCTGCTTTCCTGCGAGCTTGTTCCCGTAGTCGTCCAGCCATGTGACAAGGTCTCCGTACTTCGTCGTCTGCGTCACGTCGTTGAAGAGCCCTTCGGTGTACTGTTCCATCGCCCGGTTCATCGCCTGATAGCTGAGCTTGACGTCATCGTCGACGATGCCGTTCGTTTTCAGGAACAGCTCCTTTTCCTCCGGCGTTGCGAATTTCAGATCTTCCGCCTGCTCGATCAGCGCGCTGATGTCGTCCGGCGCGTACTTCCTGCGGAAATACTTCGCCGCCGCGCGCACGCGCATCACGTCGTCCGTATGATACAGAACGTCGCTGAGATAGTCGATGTACTTCTCAAAGCCCTTCTGAATATCGTAGTCCGTGCTCGTTCCCTTTCGGTGCTGGAAGAACGGATTGTACCGCTTGTTCGGCTTGAACTCCTTCGTCAGTCCCGCGATGCTCGCGGGCAGCTTGCCGACCTCCGCGCCCAGATCGACGCCGATCGCCTTGAGCGCGCTTTCGAGTTTGCCGCTCTCCGCTTCCGGCTGGAAGTGCGGGGCGTAGCCCTTGATAAAGCCGATCGGCTCGTAGCCGTGCGCCACAAGGAAGTCGTTGATCGCGGCATAGAATTCATCATAGAGCCCGCTGTACTTTTTCGCCGCGTTCTCCACTCTCGCCTTGTCCACGCTTCCGCTGTCCAGCTCTCTCTTTGTTTCGAGCCAGTCTGCGTAGCGCTGTGCAAGCTCGCGCTCCTCCTTGCCGTGCAGGCCGAATTCCCTCGCTGCGTCCGTCATCTCCGCGCCGTCGAGCAGGTTCTCCGCCGCGTGAATGATCTGCTGCTTGATCTCGCTCTTGCCGACCATTTCCTCCACGGCCTTGCCCTCAATCATGAGCTGTGCCAGCGCGCGTTCACGCTGCGTCAGCGCCGCGTCCTCGCCGTCCGCACCCTTGAAGGTGCGCACCTCGTCGTGCATGCGATTGACGAAGCGCTTTCTCTCCTGCTCGTTGACGTAGACCGGTTCGAAAATCGCCTCGTTGATCTGCTGCCCTCTGTCCCAGCCGAAGATCGCGCGCATGCTGCGCTGCGGCGTGCGGTGATACAGGGCGAGGCCGCTCTCCGGCGCGATACCCTTCCCGCGCTTCGGCGCGGTGAATTCTCCTTCAAAGTGCTCGTCGAAGAGGTCTTCCATCTTTTCTTGCAGCCTTTCGCTGATCTCTCGTCTGCGCTCTTTGATGAGGTCTGTCGACATGGACTTCTCTGCGCTGTAGTAGTCCGCGAGCTGCATCACCTTGCCGCGGTTCATCGTCGTAGGAATGTCCTCCTCGTCGTACAGGCCGGATGCGATGTTCCGCGCGAAGTTCTGCTCCTTCGGCGTCGCGCCAAGGCGCTTGATCGCCTTGCGCGTCTCGCGCTGAATGGCCTTCGCTGCCTGGTCGTTGGCGATGAGCTGGTCAACGACGCTGTAATCGCCCGCGCTGTTCTCGATCTTCACGCCCAGCTTTTCGAGCGCCTTTGTGCCGCCGAATTCGTCCTTGCCCCTGTTCCGCAGCCGCTCGGCCTTTTCCTCCGCCAGCCGCGCGCTCTTGTCGGAGAGGTAGGCGTCCAGATTCGGGAATTCTCTCATGCTGCCGCCGCGCGTTACCTTCACGCGCTGCACGGCCTCCTGCACGTTCTCCGGCATGCGTTCAAGCTCCCTGCTCCACTCGTCGCCGTCTTCATCCTCCGCCGAGAACCTGACGTCGTCCTCGTCGCTCCTGCCGAATGCGATCTCTGCCGCGAGGTTGCGCTTGATGATGTCCGGCGAAAACGCTACCGCGCCATCGCTCGTCTTTACGCCGGCAATGTCATTCGGCTCCAGAACGTTATTCCACAGCCACGATACAAGGCTTTCGTCGTCGTAAGCGGCAGCGCTGCCAACGATGTCTTCCGGGTCAAAAAGCTCTGCAAAGCTGTCGTCGTCCACGTCCTCATAGTCTTCCAGTTCCCACGGTGTATTCTCGTCTGTATTGTGGCGCGCCTCAATGATCTTTTCCTTGATGTTGGAAATGTCCGTCAGGGAAGATTCTTCTACGGAGAATGCTCTCTTTTTGTCGCCTCCGTACCCGCTTCCGGCTCTATCCGGTTCATCGGCGAACATCGCGTATCCGGCGCGGGACATTGGGTCGTCGCTGGAATAGAATCGGTACGAAAGCCCCTTCTGTCGATAAAGCTCATTGATCGCCTCATCAAGCGAGATGCTCTTCTTCCTCTCTTCGATCGACCTGTCGTCGAGGTCTGCGAGGTATCTGCCGTCGCCCTCGTCCTCCGCCGAGAACTTCACCTTACCCCGTTCCTCGCCCGCCAGCTGCTGCGCCACGTCCTCGTTGAACGCGCTGTACTTGACACGTTTGCCGTCTTTGGGTATACTATTCTCAGATGCAGCACTTGTGGTGTCGGCAAGAGAGCCGGAAACGGTCACTCCCCGGGACAGTTCTTGTGCTGCATTGCTTTTTCCTTCTTCGGAAAATCTGAATGCGGTACCGTCCGGCAGCACAATGCGATGCGCATAGTAGTGGTTGCCGTTTTTGTTGACGACGACAGCCATGTTCCCGCGTGTTCCGTTCAATTCGACCGGTGCAGCAAACGTGATGGTTTGTTTTGTCCTCCCTTTGTGGTTTGCATGCCCGCCTATCTCAATACCTCTTTTCAGCACTTGTGGCAAGACCGCAAGTGCTGCTTTTTCTTCTGCGGTATCTGCGTATCGGAGGCCTTTATCCATATCTTTCTTGCTGAAATAAATGTCTCCATAACCCTGGCGGTCTACTTTATATCCGCTGCTTTTCAGTCGCTCCGCTGCCCACTGGGCGGCAGCGTCCTTGCTCTTTAGGTCTGTTGGGACAGAGGCGCGCGCCACCAATCCCATGGCGTTTAACTTCTCTCTGCTGTTTTCAATCTGCTCTTTAATGGAAGACGTTTCGCTGTCCTGTTCTGAATAGCTGCTCCAACCGCTCCTATCCGCGAACACCGTGTTCTCGTCGCCGGTGTCCGGCTTGCGCCCTCTGCGTTCCTCCGCCGTCAGGCCGCGCCGCGCCGCAGCGTCCCGCGCCTCGATCTCTCCCGCCGTGTCGCGGTAAAGGTCTCCCGGCAGTCTGCCGTCCCTCGCGTTTCTGTCAATGCTGTCGCGCAGGCTGAAATAATCCCACACGCGGTCGCCGTATTTTTCTTCCAGCTGGTCGCGCCTTTCGTCGAAGCGCACCCATTCCGGCGGATCCGGCTCGACCTGTTCCCATGTGTCCATGTCGACTTTCCCGCGCGGCACCGTCGGCGCCATGGCGTTCAGTTCTTCCATGCTGCGCATAAACTCGGGATCGTTTGCCTTCATCTGCTTATACTGCTCGCGCAGCCGCGCGCCTTCGCGTCTGGTTTCGGCGTCCCTGCCGTCATATCCCTCTTCGAGTTTTCTGTTCCAGTATTTCAGATTTGCCCCGGGTGTGAAGCCCTCTCTTCTCTGAATGGCGTGCTGTACCTCGTGAATGAGGGAATTCAGCAGTGCTTCCGGCTTCTGTTTCAGCTCGCGGCTGAGCTCGATGCTGTCAAAGGTTCTGTGATAACCGCCGAGCTGTCCTCGCTCCAAATTGTGGAACGTTACGGACATATCTTTCATGTCCGGATAGGTGGCGAACAGCGCCGGCGCGTCCACCAGCTCGCCCAGCGTGGTGTAGTTGGAGATGTCTGCTGCGTCTGTGCGCAGCTTCATACCGCTATCGTCGATCTCCCATCTCCACTTTCCGTCCGCGCCGCGGAACCACCCCGTCTTCTGCCGGATCGTCTCAGCGTCCACGTTCTGCATCTCGTAACGCTCGGCCTCGTGCAGCGCCTCAAGGTCTGCGTTCCTGGCGTCGCGCCCTGCGTAGGAAAATCTCTCCGGCGGCCCTCTGCCCTTCGGCTCGTCCACCGCGCGCAGCCGCACGTTCTCCGGCTCGCTGACCGCGTGCGCCGGCACTTCCGGCGCGCGCTCGAGCAATCGGGCCGCCTGCTCGTGGTAGCGGCTCCCCCCCTCTGGCCGTAGTTGTCGAGCCCTGCGTAGGCGTCCTCCATGATCTCTTCCCAGACGTACAGCTCGCGCTCTGCCGCCGTCATGCCGACATATCCGCCCGTCAGCGGCTCATAGCAGCGTTCATAGACCTCGTAGATCCCGCGCCAGTTCCCGCCGCGCTTCACTTCTTCCATGAACGCGCGCACGTCCGCTTCCTCCGTGATGAGGTGCCCGATCTCGTGCTTGCCGATCTCCGAAGCGGAAGCTCTTCCGTCCGGATCCACGCGCAGCACCATTTCGCCGCTGTCGCGGTTGATGATTCCGCGAACGCCCACGGCTCCGTGTTCGGTGTTCACCTGCAAAAGGCCCGTCACCATCGTCACGCGCTGTACGCCGCGCTCGCGCGCCCAGGCAGCGAACTCTCGCAGCTCGTCGTCCCATGCTTCCTCCGGCAACACGTGCAGCGTCTGGCTTTCCGTACCGCCCGGCACGCCCAGCTCCTGCGCGCTCGTGACCGGTTCGAGCACTGCGGCCTTCCGCCGCTGCTCTACTACCTTTCGGTATTCTTCTCCTTTTGCGCCTTTGCGTAGTTGGCCAGCTCCTCCGGCCCCAGGCTCAGCAGCTCCCCGTTGTCCGTCTCCACGGTATAGATCACCTTCCGCTGCCACGGCATCGGCACGCTGCCCGCCGGCTTCGGCAAACTCAGCCCCTCCGGCATGGTTCTGTTCTTTTGTCTGTCCATAGACCCCTCCGTCCTTTCCTTCCGTCATGTCCCACAGCGGCAGTTCTTCGCGCGTCCGCGCGCTCGTGTCCGCGCCGGGAATGGCTCTTTTTGCCTCAATGTATCGTTCATTCGGCGCGACGTATCGCCCGTGAATGTCAGTGTAGCCGTTTGTCAGCATCTCATCAAGCAGCAGCTCCACGCGCTTTGCCGCGGCGAAGTTCTCCTGCCCGTGGTTGTGAATGATGGCCTCGATCGAGCGGTCAATGTCGTCGTAGCGCACGCCCTCGTCGTCGAGCAGCCGCGCGATCCGCTCGCTCACGCCGCGCTTGGTGCGGATGTATTCGTCGTCGCCCGCCTCGCGGCTCGTCCGGCGGATGAGCTCGCCGCCCTTTTGAGCAAAGCTCATCTCCTCCTGCAAGACCGCCGCCGCGTCCGCGTAATAGCTGTGCAGCTCGGGGTGGTCGAACTGGAAGGCGTTCACGCTCCGCTCGCCCACGCTCGCGCTGTCGCGCCGGTCGATGTGCTGGTCCTCGTCTACGCGATAGATATTCTCTTTCGCGTCCACGGCCAGCGTGCCACCTTTCAGTCCGTCTTCAACCTTCTGCGCGTTCTGCTCGTTGCTGTACTCGAGAAGATTGACGCGCTTGCCCGCGTCCAGGGCGTCCGCTTTGCCCTCTGCTGCGCCCTGTGCGGCGTTCGGCTGTGTGGGCGTCAAATTACCCCCACCCGTGCCCTGCGCGCCCTCCTGCGCCGCTGCAGGCTGTGCGGGCATGGTATTCTGCTGCGCCGCTGCTGCGCCCGCCGCTCTCGGCGTGATTGGGGTGGGCGGCACTGCCTCCTGCATTGGATTTGCGCCCTCGCCCGGCCGCACGGTCATGATCCCGCCTCCCGGCGTCACCGGCGCGATCCCGGCTGTACCTGCCCCCGCGCTGCCTGTGCCCGTGTATGGCATCATCTCGCCGTAGATGCTCAGCAGGAATTCCCGCATCGCGTCCACTTCCTTCTGTGCGCCCACCACCTGAAGCTCGTCGAGCGCGCCGCGCATCTTGTCCGCAGCGTTCATGACAGACTCTGCGCCCGCCGCTTTCTGTCCAGCCGTCGCACGCGGATCTTCGATGATGCGCTTTGCGTAGTCGTAGCGCTCCTTCACCGCGTCGTTCAGCTTGTTCATGTAGCGCTTGTTGCGCCCCGTCATGGCAGCGGCATTGATGGCGCTCGTGATCGCGCCGAAGGCAAAGGCCGTCATGGCCGTCTGACCGATGGCGTTCCAGTCCGGCATGTATTCCTCTTCGGTCATCGCCTTGGAGAGTTCGCTCGCGCCGGTCTCACCTGCCGCGTAGCCTACGGCGTTTGCGCCGCCGAGCAGCACGTTCGGCAGGATGTGGTTCTGCTTTCCCGCCGCGCGCAGCAGCTTGAGCCCCGCCGCGTTCACGCCCTTGGAGAGTGCGCCGCCCGCCGCCACGCCGAGCGCCGATACCGTTGCGCGCAGCGCCGCCTTTTCCGCGTCGTACTGTTCTCCCGCCTTGTGGCGATAGTCCGCTGCGCTTCCGCCTGCGACGGATGCCGCGCGGCCGATCATGTCAAGCCCCGGCGCGATCGCGCGCTCGGCCACCTGCACGCCGATCTGTGTTGCCGCCGGAACGATCTTGAGCGCGCCCTTTTCAATTCCCTTTGTTCCCGCCGTGCTTTCCTCTCCCCACTTCTCTGCAAGGGAGTATCCCTTGTCGGCTGTGTCGTAGAGGCCGAGCGCGGTCTTTTCGCCGCTCTCGATGACCTTGCCGTACTTCTCGCGCTCGCTGCGTGCGATGGCGAGCGCCTCGTTCGTTTCCCGAATGTCCTGCGCGGTCATCGTCGGGTCTTTCAGCGACTTTTCGAGCGCCGCGATCTGCTTGTCAAGCGTTTCTGCTTGCCTGCGGTAAACGGCGCTCATTTCCGTTCCGCCACGCCGATCTGCCGCCACGCCGCCGAGGTTGGCGAGGTTTGCGCCCTCGGCAACAAGACCGCTTCCCGCCGCCTTGGCCAGCCGTTCGCCGAAGCTCCGGTTCTCCCCCTGTCGGCTCTTGCTCTGCGTCGTCCTCTTGTCCAGTTCGTCTGCCCGTTCCGTTTCGCGGGACGGCAGCTTCGCCATATTGCCCGCAGGGGACGTGCGCTGCACGTCCCCTGTTCTGACAAGACGACCATGTGCGCCGGTCGCTACGACCGCCGCCTGACTGTTCTTTTCCTCCGTTGCCGGATTGATTCTCACAAGTCGTCCCATTTAGCCCTCCTCGTAGGAATAACCATACTGCTTGAGCAATTTCTGCATTTCTGCTTTCTGCTCGCTCGTCATCATCGGCCAGCTCTTGTCGAGCGTCGAAAGGATTCGCTCGCCCTCGCCGTTCTTGAGCGACGTGTTGAAGCCAGACAGCAGCGCAATGAACGGCCCCGGTGCTATCGTCTTGCTGCTGTTCGACATGCCGCCGTTTTCCAGCCACGTCTCATAGTCCGAATACAGCCCGCTCGACGAGGTGAAGCCGAATTTCTGATAGTTTGCCTTCTGCGCGAGCCAGCTCTTGGGATTGCCGCTCTTTTTCGCCGCCTCGAAAAGGCCCTGATAGTCGAGCCCGCTTTCGTTGCCGTCGGTCGTATTTCCGCCGCTCGTCCTGCCGGACCGCCCCGTGGTCCCGCCGCTTCCGCTCGTCTTCGCGCTCGCCTTCGGCGCGGCCTGCTGCTTGTAGTAGTTTTCGAGCGCCTGAATGTACTCGTTTTCGTAGCCGCTCTTGCCGATGAGCCCCGCGCTCGGCGAAACGCCTACTTGCAGCATCGCGTCGATCTGGGCGCGGCTCAGCTCCTGCGCGGCCTGCTGCTTCTCCCGCTCGCGGTCGAGCACGTCGAGATAGCGGTTGTATGTCGTCTGATCCTGCCCCTGCAAACCGCCGAAGTAGTCCTGCAAGCGGCCGTACTCGCCGAGGTAGTTGTTGTAGTCGAAGGTTCTGTCGGTGTTGAACTGGTTCAGCCGGTCGAGATACTTCGCGTAGTCCAGCTGCTCCTGCTGGTTCACCGCGTTCAGGTCGCTCAGCTTCATCTGGTAGTCCTTGAGATACCGCTCGTATGCCTGCTGATAGAGCGTCGGGATCACGTCGGAGAGCTTCGTCGCGTAGTAGTCGCCCGCCTGCGTCGCCGCGTTCACGGCGAACGAGCTCGGTCTCCCGCCGCTCGCGGCGCTCGCCTGTGCAAGGGCGTTTGCCGTCGCCCGCTCGCCCTCGCGCAGATACGTCTTTTTGTAGCTCCCGTACTGCGGATCCGTCTCCTTGCTCCACGAGAACGGATCTCGCTTGAGCGCCGCGTCCAATAGCTCCTGCTGCTTCTGCTGAAAGCGGTTTTCGTAGCTCGGCGCGCTGCCGTACTCAAACGGCTTGAACGAGCCGATCTTGTCGAGCGTTTCGTCGATCTTCGGCGCGTACTTTCCGGTGCTGATGTAGCTGCTGCCGTCCGAGCCGCCGGAGTAATATCCGTAGTTCTTGCGCAGCTCGTTGGCCTGCGCGTTGATGAGTGCGCGCTGCTCCGGCGTCTGCGCGGTTGCGTACTGCTTTTTGAGATCCAGCACGCTCATGCCGAATTCCGGGTGCTGCTTTGCAAGGTCAAGGTCGTACTGCGAAAAGTATACGTCGCTGCCCGCTCTCGCCTTTTCAAAGTCGTCGTAGGTGTAAGCCATTGCTTTCTCCTTCCTCCTTTTTTACTGCGGGCCCCTTGTCGATTTGAGCTCGCTGCCCGCGTAGTATTCGCGCGTCATCGAGTAGACGCGGCACTCGCCCCTGCCCTCGATGCGAATGCGGTAGTGATCCGCGCGCCGCGGAATGATGGGCAGGTAGTAGCTGCGCTTCTTCTCCGCGCGCAGCGTCTGCCCGGCCTGCACCCACTTCCCGTCCGAGTCGAATTGCAGCAGCACCTTCGCTTCCGCTCCCGCCGCCACCTCGATGCGGATCTCAATCTTGGCAATGCCCTTCTTCACGCTGTCGTAGCTCGTCGCGCGGCTCGTCCCCTTCTCCGTGAAGTCGCCGGTCTCGGCGTACCAGGTGAAGTCGTCCTCGTTTTCGCTCCCCTCCGGCGCGTCCAGAATGTTGCCCGTCATCTCGATCTCGCCCTCGGCCGTCAGGAAATAAGTGTTTCCGCCGTGGCGGCAGAAGTGCGTCGCGTGCGTCTCGTCCTCGATGTGCCACATGCCCTTTCGCGTGTCGTAGACGTAGAGCTTCCATGTCCCGCTCTCGTCCTGCGCGCTCAGGTAGTATTTGAGGCCGTCGCTGCCCGCGCGCCCGTTCTTGAGCCGCGTCTGCCCGAAGGCGTCGTGCAGGCTCTGCGGAATGCCGCCGGAGTAGATCATCACGCCCGAGGACGAGAGATACAGCAGCCGCTCGCCCGCGATGGCGAGGCTCCCGCCGCTGCCCTTCTGCACGCCGAGCGTCGCGCTGCCCATCACCTCAAAGTTCGACGGCAGGCTGCCGTACACCTTGTAGATGTGATCCTCCTTGAAGAACACCGGATAGCCGAGGAAGCTCACGCAGCCCGTGAAGTCCCCCGCGCTTCCCGTGTCTACGGCGTAGCTGTCGGTGTCCAGCCCCTCGTATACGTTCCAGTTGAACGGGTCGCCGAGCTTGCTCGCGTAGATCGTCCGGCCGTCGCAGCCCCACAGCCGGTTTTCGTTCTCGCATAGATAGTTTAGATCCGGCACCGTGCGTCGAACCGTCAAGTTTCCGCTCTCGGTGTATTCCGTCGTCCCCTCGCTGCCGTCCAGCTTGAAGACGTTTTCATAGAAGTACAGCTTGTCCCCGTCGATCTCTCGAATGACGGGCGTCTTGTTGTTCTCTGTATGCTTCGTGCAGCCTGAGATCGTCACCGCGTCGCCGGGCTTGAAGTAGTCCGCCCATCTGACATTCGCGCAGCGGATCGTGTTCGCCTCCGCCGCCTCTTCAAAGAGCTTCCCGTTCGTAAAGGTCAGGCTCCACCCGCTCCATGTGCTCTCTAAGCTGCCGAACGCGCCGGAAACGGTGTTGTAGTATTTCTTGTCCGGCAGAATGATGATGTAGGCGCCGATGGCGGCAAAGCGTTTCTCTCCCGCCGTCACGTCGCCTTTTTTCGCGCCGCCGTAGTAGAAGCCCGTCCCGTCTACCCATGCGAGCGCGTCCCAGGCGAAGAGCCCGCCGCCGCTCGTGAGCTTGCGTGTCTTCTTCCGCTTTGGCCGCGTCGCCAGCAGCGGGTAGTAGTCGCTCGTCAGGTTGCGCATGTCCCACGGCCCGCCGTCCGCCGCGCCGAGATTGTGGTCAAGGCCGTAGAATTGCAGCTGCCCGCGCTTGCCGATGCCGTCGGCATACGGTGTTTCAGGCAGTTTCATTTTTGGCCGCTCCTTTCGCTTCCTCCGGCGCGTCGCCCTTCTCTCCCACCGGCGGCTCCGTCGCGTCGCAGACGGCCATGATGTTGCGCAGCGCCTGCCGCGCCGCCGCCACCACGTCCACGCCGTCGCCGCTCACGTTCAGCATGCTGATGAGCTGCATTGCATGCGCCGCTTCCTGTTTGATTTTCTCTTTCATGCTCTTCCCTCCAATCGTTTTAGCCGCTTCTCCTGCTCGCGCACCTTCGCCCACAGGATCGGAATGAATTCGCTGTACCGCAGGAAATACGTCTCGCTGCCGTCCTCGCGTTTGGCAGCGGCCCAGCCCGCGAATTCCTGCGAGTCAATGCCGCATGCGCGCATGGCGTCCTCCACCTCCTGCGCGATGAATCCGGTGTGAAAGCGCCCGCTCGTGCCGCTGTTGAGCTTGTAGCGCCTTGGTTCTACGATGTCAAACATGCGCACGTACTTCTCCGGCAGCGCCTCGATGCTGTTCTTGATGTTCCTGTCCGAGCCGTTCAGCGCGTCCGTGCTGCAATAGATCGCGTCCCAGACGAAATTTCGGCTGCCGAGATCATAGGTCGCGTTCGCATTTGGAATGACGTCGCCCTTGATCTGCACCTCTTGCGAGTTTCCGTCCACCTCGATAGAGGCGGAGTACGATCTTGTGCTCCGATCCCATACCGAGCCAATGAACACGCTGCCCTCGTCGCCGCCGATCTCGATGGCGTCCGAGTCCAGCTCGATCTTCGTTTCCGCCGAGCTTGCGTAGGTTGAATAGATGTAACCGCATCTGTTCCCCTCATCGTCCAGAATTCTGATTGAACTGCCTTGCAGGCGTTCTGCCGTCAGCGTGCCGTACACATTCACCGCGTCCACATAGAGGTCGACCGAGCCCGTGCTTGCCAGCACCGCGCCGTCGTACATGAGCTTGAAGATCGTCCCGCTCTCTCCGCTCGTCGCCGCCAGCGTGATCCCGTTAAGGCTCTGGTCGATGAGTGTCTGCGCCTCCGATGTTCCGATCTTCCCGCTCACCTGCGTGCGAATGCCGTTGATGTCCGCCGTCAGGTTCGTGATACTGCCCTCGGCACTGCTGATCCGCGCGCTCAGCCCGTTCGCCGTCGCGCCCAGCTGCGTGATGTTTCCCTCGGCGCTGCTGATGCGCGCGGCGAGCCCGTCTGCTCTCGCGCCGAGCTGGGTAATGTCGCCCTTGGCGTTTTTGATCTCTACGGCGAGTCCGTCCGCCCGCGCGCCAAGTCGGGTAATGTCCCCCTCGGCATTGCTGATACGCGCGCTCATACCCTGAGCCGTGATGCTCAGCTCGTTCACGTTCTTGTTCGTGTCCTCGATCTTGGCATAGATTGGTTCGCGGATATTCTGCAAAAATCCGTTCATCGCCGCCTTGTTCATGTTCTTCAGGTCGAGATTCCGCAGCGTGTAGCGCAGCTGCTCGACGAGCATGAAGAGATAGTCCTGCATCGTCTCGATCTTCTCGCCGTCGCTTTCTTTCTGCGTGAACGACGGAAAATTCGTGTCGATGTATAGCCAGTTGGAAGGCATGCCCTCCTTCCCTCCTTTCTTCCCGGGCGGGAGAGCGTTCGCGCCCTCCCGCCCTGTGCCTTACTTCATCGTCGCGAGCTTCCGGATCAGGTCGCCGCCGTACTGGTAGGCCGCGAGATAGTCCATCGTTCGCTCTTCGAGTCCCGCGCGCTTCTTGAGCATTTCGCGGTAGCTCGCCTCATACTTCGGGCGATATGCGCCCAGCACGAGCGACAGCTTGCGCTTCTTGCGGTATACACCGTCGCCGTTGGCCTGACTGCCAGCTGCGCCGCTTGACGTGTTGCCTTCGATGACGGTCACGTACTGGCCGTCTACGCTCTCGCAGATGCCCGTATGGTCGGTTTTGACCTTCGTGTTCGGGAAGTCATAAATGAGCACGTCGCCCGGCTGATAGCCGGATGTGACCCACTGCCCGTGAGCTTTTGCGTAGTTCATCAGCTCGCCGCAGCTCGCGGTCTTCCCGCCGCCGTAGAAGAGACGCTTGTCCACCTGCTGGAAGCACCACCACACGAACTGCATACACCAGTACACGCCGTCCGTGCCGTAGGCCTTGCCATACTTCTGCCGGTTGCCCGGCTGCTCCACCGTGCCGATCTCGCGCTTGGCAACGGCGAGAATGTCAGTTGCCCGCGCCATTGTCGTTCTCCTTGCTCTGCTTGTAGCTCGCGCTCGAAACGCCGATGAGCGCGCCGATGAAGAGCGCCACAGCGCTGATGGTGGTCGTTACCTGTTCGGTGTAGCCCCAGCCCCACACGCCCGCAAGCGCTGCGTAGAGACCGCTGCACGCGGGCAGCACGATGAGCACCAGCCACTTGAGTACGTCGTAAACCTTGTTATTCAGTTCAAATTTCATAGTCGTTCTCCTTCTTAAAAATCTTGATGCCTGCCACAACGACAAGCTCTGTTGTCCATGCCTTGAACCACCGTTCTGTCAGCACGTCGGGCGGCGGCACGCCGAGCGCCGTCATGATAAGCGACGCCACGGTGTACCACGTCAGGCTGAAAATGGCGATGGATATGTACTTGTCCCGCTTTTTCATCTTGTCCCAGCGGGCTTTCAGCGCTTTCATGCCGCCGCCCCGTTATCGAGGATGGAGTGAATTCCCCGCTCGGCCAAAAATTCTTTTTGCTTGTGCTTCACTTCGGCGGCGTAGTCCAGTGCGGCGTGCATGTCCCCGTTACAGTGCGCGTCCGGAATACGCTGCATCGCCTTCGCCGTCGCCTCACCCAGGGCGATAGCCGCCCAGCTGCCCTCGATGAGCTTGAGCATCAGCTGCTCCTGCATCTTCTGTTGCTCGGCGGCTTTCTCGCGCTCCTTCTTGTCGCGCCGACGGTCGCGGGCGGCGATGGCCTCGATGAGCGCCACCACCACCGCCGCTGCGGCGGAAATCAACGCCGCCGTCATGCGCTCACCGCCTTAAAATAATTCCCCACCAGCTCATGCGGCAAATACTGCAAGACGATCTTCCCGCCCGCGGCCTCACCCGTACGCTCGCAGAGGTACACCTTGCCGTCCTCGCCGTCGAGGTAATACTTGCCGTATTCATATTCCATGCCGCGCGCTGCGGGAATTGGGTCTGCTTGCGTGCCCGCGTGCTCGGCGTCGATGACCGCCCAGAGATTCGGCGTCTTTTCCGGCGTCCAGTTGGCCTGCGAGGTATGACCCTTACCGGGGCGTACCTTGTACACCTTGCCGCCGTAGCTTCTGCGGTCGCCCTCGGCGTAAGCAACGGGGTACGCCCATGCCGTGATGAGTTCCGGCACGCTTGCCGCCTCGCCGTCGCTCAGGCTGACCGCTGCCTGCTCGATAATGGGGCGCAGCTTCACCGCGCGGGCGTATGTGACCGGCTCGCCCGCAAGGGCGGTGACGGTCGCTTTGGCGCTTTCCGTTTCCGTGGGCTTGCCCATCTTGATAGATACGGTACCGTCGCGGTGGTCGGTGATGTCACCCGACAGGCTGTAATCGCTCATGTCGCGCTCGTGGTCGACGGTCTGCCCCGTGGGCGCGCCGCTCTCGTCCAGCACGTCCTCGCGCTCGATGAGCGACCACGCCGCATTGTCCGGCAGCAGGGCGGCAACGTCTGCCGCGCTGCCCTTGATCGTCACCGTGCAGGTGGGGCGTCCCCACGCGCTGTCGCGGTAGTGTTCCGCCGCCTCGCACGGCGTTTCGGTGCTATTTGCTTTTAGAATCGTGCTCATACTCTTCTCCTTTTTATGCGGTAAATTCCACATTGGCACATGGCATCACGAAATACCCGTGTCCCATTCCTCCCGCCATGGTTATTGTCTTTCCGGTATCCGGGTCTGTGAATCTCATTTTTGGGGATCTGCTTTGAATACAGTTCGCCTCAAATACGCGCCCCGGCTTTAATTTTGTTGCGCTCACGGTGACGCCGTTTCTCACGCTGATCGTGTACTCCTTCCCTCCTCCGCTTCTCACGGGGTTGAAGATCATACTCCCACCCCGCTTTCGCAAGGTTCAGCCGATATATATATATATATATATCTGAGGGCGTTTCTAAGGTTCATGTGTGCTCCTTTCTCATAGCGGCGTGGCGTTCTGCTGTAAGAACGCCAGCAGTTCTTCGGTTGGTTCTTCTTTGAATGTGACGGTTTGATAGTCTTTATATTTGAAGCCGTTGATTACCGTATAGGCACTTACGCTTGACCATGCTTGGAGTCCAACGTACTGCATTTGAGTTAATCCTTGTTTTGGGTGAAAACTCAAGGAGATTTTATAGAACATCTTTCCTGCTGATTCGAATGTTGCGCTGAATGTTTTTGAGCTCTCGCTTGCCTCATAATTCAAGGAGTTGTTAAAGCGCCACGTCAGCCGCTTCTTCTTCCTTCTCCTCATGTTATAGATCATGTCCTTGCCCCCTTACCCGAGATAGTTGATGGGGTAAATGGTCACATAGACGTCGATGCCCACCGTCGGCACGGTCTCGGCGTGGAATGTCACGCTGTTCGCGCCCTGCGCAACCATCTGAATGCTTGCCTCGTCGTAAGGGTTCCCCGCCGCCGTGTTCACGGGCGTGGGGATCAGCAGCTGCTTTGTTGCGTCCGAGAGCACGCCGCTGCATGTCACCGTCTGCTGCTTGGTGCTACTGTTCCAGCCCGAGACGGTCAGCGTCACCTTGCGCGTGGTCGGCCGCAGCGCGTAGTCAGTCCCCGCCGTCGCCGCCGCCAGCCCGCCCGAGCCGTTGCCCTTGATGAGGGAGGTGGTAGTGGGGACATTGACGGGGCCTGCGGGGCCGGTGTCGCCTTTGTCGCCCTTCGGCCCCTGTGGGCCAATCGGGCCTTGCAGGCCGGTGTCGCCCTTCGGGCCCTGCAAGCCCTGCGGCCCCTGATCGCCGGTGTCTCCCTTGTCTCCCTTGGCTCCGTCCTTGCCGGGAGCACCGTCCGCGCCCTTCTCGCCGGGATCGCCCTTCTCACCGGGGGCACCTTTCGCGCCCGTGTCTCCCTTCGGGCCTTTGAGATTCACGGTTTGCGGATTCGCCTTGCCGCCGTCGTTCGTCCACGAGAGATCGCCCGCCGCGCTCATACTCGGCGTAAACGTCACGCCGTCGCGTCCGTTTGTCCCGTCCTTACCCGGCGCACCGTCTGCGCCGTCTTTCCCGGGCAGGCCGTCCGCACCCTTCGCGCCGTCCTTGCCGGGGTCTCCCTTCGGGCCCTGAATGCCCTGCGCGCCGGGGTCTCCCTTGGGGCCTGGGTCACCCTTGTCGCCCTTCGCGCCCTGCAAGGGGCCGTTGTTGATGAATTCGCCGGTCTTGCCGTCGAAAATGTAGATGTCATAGGGCTTTGCCGTGCCCACGCCGTAGGCGTCACCGGGCTGCGCCGTCGCTTTCTGCGCCGCGTCCAGCGCGGCCTTGCTCGCGTAATAGCTCAGCACCGTGAGGCCCTTGCCGGTCTCACCGCGCGGGCCCCGCTCGCCTTGAATGCCCGGCTCGCCGCGCGGGCCTTGCGGGCCGATGGGGCCGGTCTCGCCGGTCTCGCCTTTCTCTCCGCGTGCGCCGGTTGCACCCGTTGCGCCGGTCTCCCCCTTGGGGCCGACGGGGCCTTGCTCGCCGCGCAGTCCTTCAAGCTGTGCCGCCGTGAAGTCGGAATAGGTGAAGGGATCTCCCTTCTCTCCCTTCTCGCCTTTCTCCCCTCTGGGGCCAACTGCGCCGGTATCGCCCTTTGGGCCGGTCTCGCCGCGCGCACCGGTCGCGCCGGTTGCGCCAACGGGGCCGCGCTCACCTGGAATGCCGCGATCGCCCTGTTCGCCCTTGTCTCCCTTCGGGCCTGTGTCGCCCTTGGGGCCGGTCGCGGCAACGCCCGTGTCGGTAAAGGCATTCTGCGCCGCGTCCCACTTGAACCAGTGGCCCGTCGTGCTGTCGACGTAGGGCATCTTGGAGACCGCCGTCTCCGCGCTCGCCCCGGCCTTGAGCACCTCGTCCACCCAGCTTTGATACGCAGGCGGCGGCTCGGTCGTTCCCGCCGCGCTCAGCGACGGCTCCGTCACCGTCCGCCACGTTCTGCTCTTGGCGACCACGCCGTCCACTGTGTAAGTAAGCTCGGCCAGTCCCTCGCCCGCTCGCGCGGTGTCGGCGCTGCCGAGTACCCAGATGACGTCGCCGTTCTCGCTCGTGATGCTCGCGGGGTACGGCATGGCGTCGCCCTGCCGCTTCACCGTCAGCGCGAATACGCCCGCGCCGTACAGCCGCGCCCACGAATTCGCGATCCCCGGCCAGACGATCCTCTGTGCTTTGTTCTCTCCCTGCCTGCCCAGCGGCAGATAGGCGAGCTCCTTCACCTCGATCGTTCTCATCGGATCTCGTACCCCCTTTCATAGCCCTGCGCCGGCTCGTATGTTCTGCCCCAGTAGCGCACGAAGTTGCCGTAGGCCTCGTTGTAGAGCTGTCTTGAATCCGCGTAGCGGTTGTATTCGCCGTTCTCCTTGTCGATGTATGCTTTCAGATACAGCGCATAGAGCTCGTCGTGCGGCGCTTTCACGAGCAGCTCCTCGTCCATGCCGTCCGCGAACGTCCTGCCCATGATGGCCGCCAGCTCCTCCGGCGTCGCCAGCAGCACGTCCGCCGCGATCCTGCCCTCAAGCGCCATGAGCCACTCGAACTTTGCTTCCTCGGGGAAGGCGTTCGGCTTCGCCTCGTCCACGCGCTGGATCACCTTTCTCGGTGTCACGTTCCTCTCTCCCTTCTTTCGGAATGATAAGGGCGGGCGCGGGACATTTCCCACGCCCGCCCTTGGGGTATGCTCTTTAGAGTGCGTTGCCGGCTGCCACGCCGCCGATGGCGGCAAAGCGCCAGTCGTTGAAGGCGGCATTGAAGCGGCTGCGGCCGCGCCACACGTTCGCGTCGGTGTTCTCGTCGATGGTCGAGCGCACCTCGAGCTGCACGCGGTCGTTCCATACCGCGCCGCCGTAGGTCTCGTTGTACTTGCTGTCCAGCAGCACCCACGGGCTCGTGCCCTTCGTCACGAACTGGTTGAGATACGGCCAGACGATGACGTTCCAGCGGCCATACTGGTAGTTGAAGGCGTTGTTCGCGCTCACGGGATCCTTGTCCGCGCCGATGGCGGCAAAGACGTCCTTCTTGAGCGTCGCGATCTCCGGGATCAGGATCGTGTCCGGCGCCACGTCGAGAATTTCGTCGTTGTCGCCGCGGAAGAGGTGCATCGCGGTCTCGAGCTTGCCGAGCGCGTCCACGCTGAATGCGTCCTTGAAGCAGTTGCACTGCTTGTCGCCGCTCACCTTCGGCGCGTGCTCCTTTGCGAAGAGCGTGCTGCCGTCCGCGCCCGTCAGGTCGAACTTGACGCCCTTGAAGGTCACGCTGCCCACGCCGTTCATCGCCGCGCCGTACAGGGCCGCGCCGAAGAGCTCGCGCGTGCGGTTGTAAGAGGTCATAAAGGCGGCGGGCTGCTTGCGCATGTCCATCAGCTTGCCGTCCTCCATCATCTCCTTCGAGACGCCGAACGAGTCCTTCCACGTCTGGTACTTTAAGAGCTTCTGGTAGCCCTCCTGCATGCCGTCCAGAGGGTACGCGCCATTCTCGCCCACCGGCTCAAATCCGCTCATTGCCGTCATGGTGGTCATCATGTCGGCGTAGTTGCCGCTCTTGCCCATGAAGAACAGATTCTTGAGCACGCTGTTCTGCTCGAATTCCTCGCCTCTTTTCTCAAGGAACATGCGGATCGGTGCCTGACACTTGCCATAGATGCTGTCGTTCAGGCCGCTGCTTTCCGAAAAAATGATGTTCATTCTGTTGTTTCTCCTTTCTCCCTTTTTCTCTTACACAAAGCGGCCGCGCACCTTGCTGCCCGCCGCCGTACCGTCGAGACTCACGACCTCGAACGTGCCGGGCACCGCTGCGTCCGACGCGCCCGTGACGTACTTCGCCTTGAGGCCGCCGCTCGCTACCTGGATCTTGGTGCCGACCGTCACGGCCGTCGCGGCCGTCGCAAGCTCGGTCTCGAAGATGTACTTCTCGCCCACGCGCGCCACCGCAAGCTGTTCGCCCGCCTTCACGGTGCCGCTCTGCATGCACACATAGGGCGGCGTGGTCGCCTGATCGGCAGCGATGGCGGCGAGCTTGCCGCCCGTCACGTTCAGCAGCTGGCCGACCTGATACGTGCCGGCAGCCGCCTCCATGTACTCAAACGGGGTCATTGCCCCGTCGTTCGTCTTGATGGGAATAAACATGTTGTTCCTCCTTCGTTTTTTATTGGTGCTTTTCGATCCATGCGCGGATCTCCGCCTCCGTCGCCGTGGGGTTAAAAACACGGAACTGCGCGATCTCGTCGCTCGATACCGCTCTCCCGCCCGCGCCTCTCGATGCCGCCGAACCCGTCAGGTGATCCTTGCCGCGGGCATTGCTCGCCGCCTGCACCTTCGCGGCCTCGGCCAGCGCCCTTTCCCGCCGCTCTCGCGTCGCGAGAAGGTAGGCGTCTAAGAACGACGCGCCGCCCTTCACGCGCGCATAGAAGTCCTCGCTCTCCGGGATCTTCAAGAGATCCTCCACGCCGTTGATCTCCGGCTCGAGTGCGTGGATCTTCTCGATCTGGCTGTCGATCTCGCGCTGCATGCGCGCTTCCTCAGCCTGTGCCTGCTCGCGCTCGTGCGCCGCCACGATCTGCGCCGCCTGCTTGACGAGCGGGTTCTCGCTGATGGCTGCATTGAGCGATTCCTGCGTCAGCTTCCCGGCGGCAAGGTCGCTCTCGAGCTTTCGCTGCGCGTATTCCTTCTGCCACGCGTCAAAGCCTTCCTTGCTCGTGATCGGCTCGCCGGTCATCGTGTTCTTGAGCCCCGCCTTTTCGAAAAAGGCTTTCCACTCCGCGCTTGTTTTTTCGCTCTGCTTTTTCAGCGCCTCGTCCACTGCCGCCTGCTGCTCGGCTCTTCGCCTTGCCGCCGCGTGGGCGCGGCGCTCGTCCGGCGTCTGCTCGTGCTTGCCTTCCGGCTCTCCCGCCGCAGCGCCGTTCTCTGCGCCTTCCGGCTCGCCCGGTTCGTCGTTCGGTTTCTGCGCGCCATTTCCTTCGGGGTTCGTCCCCGCTGCGTTCGCGCCGCCCGTGCCGCCGTCTGTGCCGCCTTCCGGCGTGCCGTGGGTCTCTTCCGCGGCCGGATCGGCGATGCCCGGCTCGTTTCCGCCTGTGGGCTGCTGTGTCGGCTCTTCCGGCGCGCTCATGCCCATCGCTTCATAAACCTGCTGTTCGGTGAATTCCATTTTCTCTTCCTTTCCGGCATTTTCCCGCTCTTGCCCTGCGATTCGCAGCTTCATATCGCTGCACTGTAAAGCGTTTCCGCTTTGCTTACTTCTTGCCCGTTCTCAGATCGGAATCTTTGTGAACGGTGCCTTTCTTCGCGTCGGTCTGCTGGTTCGGCGCTTTCACGACCTGCGTGCCGCCGTTCTTGATCCTGCCGACGTAACCGCTCTTCTCGCTCATGCTTGCGTCCTCCTTTCCCGTGGACTTGGCATTTTCCCGCTCTTGCCCTGCGAATCGCAGCCGTTGGCAGCTCTGCTGCCTTACGGATGCGGCGTCCCCTTTACGGGGTTTATGTGCTACGCGCGTTCTCTCTCGCGCCTTTAGCCTTTCTTACTGCGGCGTGTAAAGGCCTTCCGCCTGCCCGCTCGCGGCGCGCATCGCGTCCTGCTGTGCCTGCGCTTCCACCGCCGCCAGCACCTCCGGCGGCAGCTCTTCGCCCGCCGCCGCGCCGCCTTCCGGCATTTCCTGCGGCGTTCCCTGCGCCCGCTGCTGCGCTCGCTGCATTTCCTGCTGCATGCGCTGCATTTCCGCCTGCATGCGCTGCATTTCTTCCGCGCGCTGCGCCTTCTCTTCCAGGTGCTTTTTCGTCTGCCCCGCGCCGGGGTAGTGCAGCTCCTCCATCTTCGCCCAGAAGAGGATGAGCGTCTCAATGTCCGTCGGGTCGCCGAACGCGCCCGTCTGCAAGTTCTGCCGCGTTTCCTGCCACATGGCCTCGCGGTTGCTTGCCAGCGGCGCGCTCATGTCGCACGAGAAGAGGAACTGGTCGTTCCAGTGCCACTCCCCGTCCTCGCCGGTCTCGAGGAAGTCGTAGCGGTTGAATTCCTCGTATACGGTCTCGCCCGTGCTGTCCTTGTAGGTCACAGGCCGCGGCTCGTCCGAATAGGCGAGCCAGAACTTGAACATGACTTCGAAAAGCTCCGCATAGGCCGCGTTCTTCATCACGCGCTTGCTCTCGAGTCGTCCCGCCGCCTGCGCGGCCGAGAATTCCTTTGCCTTGCCGCTCGTCGCCGTCGCGTCGCGCCTGCCCTGAAAGCTGTCCGTGATGCCGATGATCTGCCGCGCCTCTTCGTATACCTGCGAGAGGTAGGTGAGCTCATACTGCAAGTTGCCCGAGAAGTCATAGACGTCGATGAGCTGCTTGTCGCTCGGCTTGCCGATGTACCACCGCTCGCTGTCCTCCGGATCCGTCCGCAGGTCCGCGCGATCCGGCAGCGTGATGCGCGTGCCGGCCTTCATCAGCCGGTCGATGATCTTCTGCTCGATGCGGTTGCTCGTGTTCTGCTGGTCGCGGATCATGTCAACGTCACTGTTGCCGAGCAGCTGGCCGTAGACGCTCACGCTGCGCTGCAATACGATCGGGTAGCAGTCCGGGCGATAGAACGGGATCTTCGTCGGCTCTCCCGCCGCCTCCGCGGCACCAAGGAACGTGCCGTCGCTGCGATGTACCGGCACGCGCAGCTCTTCAAAGTCCTGCACGCGCTCGTCCCACTTCTTCCCGCCGCACCACGGGCACGCGCCGCCCGCGTAGATGCTGCCGTTCACCTCCTGTCCCGCAAGGGGCTTGACCTTCCCGCAGCGCTCGCACACCGGCTGCCGCCGCGCCTGGTAGTCCTCAAGGCTCTCAAGCTCGGTGTCGTTCACCCATGTGTAGCGGTCAATGCCGCCGTGGTCGTTCAGCGCATAGCCCATGTAGAGCGTCAGGTTCTCATCGCTCGTCGAGCCGTCGCCGCCGCGAATGTCCGGCTCGCTCTCGCCCTCGGTCTCAAGTACCACGCCGTAGCGCCGTTCGATGCAGCCCTTCGTCGTCGGCACCTTCACGATGAAGTAGTCCATGTCCGCGATCGACGTGTATACGTCCGGCTGCGGCGCGAACTGCTTGGGGTGGATGAGCGTCACATTCACCTCGCCCACGGTCGTGCTCGTGCGCTTCGTGTTGTCCCACTCCACAAGGAAGCCCACGCCGCCCTGAATGGGCACCGTGCGCTCGGCGAGGTCGTTGATCGCCTCGAACGCCAGCCGATCGAGCTCGTTGCGCAGAAAGTGCTCGATGACGTTTGCAAGGTGCTCGTCCTTCTTGCGCCGCGGCGTCACCTTCGGCTGCGGGATCGCGCTCGATACCTGGCTTTCGATGTTCTCGAACGTGATGTTGCGCACGTGGCTCGTTTTCTTCTTCGTGCCGTCCCTGTGCGTGTCACCGGGCACGAGCGGCGTCATCGTGCGCAAGCCGTTGTAGATGCTCTCGCGCTCATCCATCTTTGCAACTTCCGCCGACCACCCTTTGTCGCTCTGCGAAAGCCTCTCCTGCCACTCTCTCAGCTTCTCGCTGACGGTGTGGCCCGTCGTTTCCTTTGCCATGTTCTCCTCCTTTTATCGCGGCTCGCCCCAGAGCTTCAGCATTTCCGCCCGCTCGCTCTCGGTCGCGCCGTTGTAGTCCTCCCACATGTCCGCTGTCCAGCGCGTTTTCTTCGCGCTGCCAGCGGTCTTAATTTCCATCGTCTGCTGCGGCCGCGCATAGTGCGCGATCGCGAGCGCCATCACGCAGTCGTCGTGCGCGCCGCTCTCGGCCTCGCCCTGTAGGTCCTTCGCCCGCCGAACGAAGGTCAGCATTTCGAGCAGCGTGTCACGGTCGTTCACCGTGCTCATGCTCTCGCGCAGAATGCGGATGAGCTCGGAGAGGATCACCGGCCGCGTCAGCCGGTCTGTGCGGAAGCCGAAGGCGTGCTTCGTCTTCCCCGTGAAGTCGTCCTCCACCTCGCGCACGTAGAGATTCCGGTAGTCCATCAGGTCGAGCAGCTTCACCGGGTACGTTGAGAAGTTCGTCTCGATGGCGAGCAGCGCGTCGTTGTAGTACTTTCCGAGGCAGTACATCTGCCGCGCGTAGGTGTCCTCGTCGTACTGGTGGCGCAGCGTGCAGACCTGCTTGCCCGTGATGTTGTCCAGCACCTGCCCGACAAAGTAGTCGCTGCCGTCGCCCGCCGTATCGCCGCCGATGACGTAGGGCCGCCCCGGCACCGGCTCTTCGTAGATCGTCACCGCGCCGTCCGGATCGTCCACCCATGCCCAGCTCTCGAGATGCACGCCGTCCGCCTTGACGACGTTCTCGAAGCAGCCGCGCTTGGGCTTCTTCCCCCGCTCCACCGCGAGCAGCCGCTCGCTCACCTTCTTCGCGTCGAATACCGTCTTGCCCGTCACGCCCCATTGGCCGAGGCAGTAGACCTGGTAGTAGTACTCGTCCGTCTCTCGGAAGGCCTCGAGCGTCCGAATGGCCTCCGCCGACAGAAAGCGGTTGTCGAGATACGTGCTCTCGTGCACCGTCGCGCGCGGGTCGTGGTGGTCGAAGAATCGCTTCTTGAGCCAGTGCGTGATGCTGATCGGGTTAAAGGTCAGGATCATTTGCAGGTAGTAGGGGAAGTTCGTTCTCAGTCGAATGTCCAGCTGATCGAAGTCCTTCTTCTCCAGCTCGCTTGCTTCCTCGATCCAGATGCCCGTGATGTCGTAAATGGACTTGAGCTTTTCCGGGTCGTCGAGTCCGGCGAAGAGGATCTTGCTGCCGTTTGCAAACGTGATGCTCATGTCGCTTTTGTTGACCTTCGCCCCGCTCTCCGGGTAGTAGTCCGAGATCTGCCCGCACAGCTGCTCAAAGCAGCTCTCGCGCAGCGTCTTCGCGACCTTTCGGCATACGAGCCAGCGGTGCCCCGGCTCGCCCGTCACGCGCTCTAAGACCTTGCGCCCGGCGAAGATCGACTTGCCCGAGCCGCCGCCGCCCTTGAGCACGAGGTAGCGGTGCCGGTCGAATAGCAGCGGCAGGAACGCGCGGTTGTTCGTCGCGCGGAAGTCCCGCCACCACAGCGCCACTTCAAGCTCTCGCTCAAGGCTCGCTTCCGTCTTCCCGCTCATCGCGCTCAAACTCCTGCATCAGCTCGCGCAGCATCTCCTGCCGGTCCTCGAGCGGAATGCTCGCCGCCGTCACCGTCTTCGTCGCCCGCTCGCCGAGCTCCACTTCCTTCTTCTCGCTGTACCCGTAGTTGTTCGTCAGGTTGAAGAGAATGCCCTTGAGGTTCTTCCCCTCGCGCGTCAGCATCTCGTGCTCGTTCCATGCCTTCATGCGCTCGTAGACCGCCGCGCCCACGCGCGCATAGTCCTCGCCCTCGCCCATGTACCGGCTCCACGTCGATTTGTCGATGCCGAGGAAGAGGTGCAGCTCGTGCATGCTCGGCGGCAGCAGGTATTCGGTCGTGTATAGCTCTTCGCCGAGGCTGTTTTCCACAGGCACCGGCAGCATGATGACGTGTCCCTTGTCGTCCCGTTTGCCGGAGTCGACCAGCTCCGTCACCTTCACCCGCCGCGTGATCGACGCGAAATAGCGCTCGCAGGCCTTTTCGAGCGCCTTCGCCGTGCCGTATTTCTTCTGCCGCGCCATTCGCGCCTCACCTCTTTTCTCTCCTGCTATGGAAAAGTGTAGCAAATGCAACACGTCACGAACCGTCAACTTTCGGGCATGAAAAAAGAGCCGCAATCCCTTGCGGCTCTAAGCGTTTCGGCGTTTCCTCGCGCGCACGCGCGCGAAGCGCGGCAAATTGCCGGCAAGTTAGCTTCCGGCCCTTTCGGCGCTTTTCCGATCGCGCACGCGCACAGCGCGCCCGGGCTCCCCCGCGCGCGTCGTCGTGTTGCGTTTGCTCTCTCGCTATTCCGTTCTCTTCTCGTTCTCCCGCTCTCGCCGGATCTTGCCCACCTCGGGCAGGATATAGCGTATGTACTGCGGCATGCCCGGCGTCCAGCCCGCGCGATGCAGCAGCTGCCCGCCGCGCGGCACGCTCAGCTCCGCGCCGGAGCGCGCGATCACGTCCTTCGGCTGCGGCTGCTTGAGATTCCGGCTTGGGCAGTATTTCTTTTCGTCCGGCACATAGCGCACCTGCGCGAGCAGATAGTGTGCCAGCGCCAGATAGTCGACCTCGTTGTACAGGTGTTCGCAGTGTGTCCCGCCCGCCGTCCACTTTTCGCGCGCGATCTCCGCCGCCTCCGCATTCACGACCACGTGATGATGCACGCGCACGTATTCGCCCGTCTTGCCGTCTAAATCCGCCGTCACCGGCACATAGCGAAACGGCACCCCTGCCGCTTTGCAGGCGCGCCTTGTTCTTCTCAGCCAGAGCTTGAGCTGCCGGTTCGCATTCTTCCACAGCGTTTCCGGTTCTTCTTCCTCTCCGCCCAGGGCAGCAAAGGCTTCCTCGGCATAGCTCAGGCGCAGCAGGTGGTCGGCGTGGCTGAAATTCTCGTTCAGCGTGCGCGCCAGCTTCTTCTCCGCGTTCGCCTCGTTCCGCTGCTGCTGCTTGATGTCGCTCTTGATCTTCCTCTGTGAGCGTGTCGGTCTCTCTCCCGGCACCCAGTATTTTATTTTTTCGCCCACGGCGCCCGCCGTGTACGTTCGGATCACCCAGTAGCCCTCCGCCATGTCTTCGCCCTCCTGTCCCTTTCTCCCCGATCGGGGAAGATGGTTCTAAACCCAGCGCTCAAGGAACCCCGATAACGCGCACGCGCGCGTTATCTATAAAGTATCTGTTCGGCCTTCTGTGCGCCGCCGCGCCCTTTTGCGGCAGCGCACACAGGGCCGAAGCCCTGTTACAGTCGTGGTGGGAATCGTTCGTAGTACCTGCGCACGATCCGCTCAAGCGTCGAGCGGGAGAGGGAATGCTTCATGCAGATGTACGTCGCGTTCGCGTCCGTCGTCACAAACTCGAAGAGCGCCCGGTAGTAGTCTCCGCCGCCGCACTCCATGCACAGGTTCAGGATCTTCTGCTGCGCCCGCTCCGGCATCTCGCGGTAGAGGAGCGACGAGAAATAGATGTATCCCTGCCGCTCATAGCTCACCGGCACGCTCTTCTTGTATCGAAACATGTGCCCTTCTCCCTCCCCGCTCACAGCGTCAGAATCGGAAATGCTTTTTCATGCAGCGCCACACGTTGCGCCACGGATGCGCCATGCACCACTTGAGGCTCTGGTGGTAACCCTCCTTGATGCTTTTCTCGGTCTTGATCGTGTGCAGCGCCGCGCACAGCAGCTCTTCCTTGCGCTTCGCGTTCGTCTCCGCCTCGCTCAGCTGTGCCCTGATGCTGTTCGTCTCTACCGCGGCCTTGCGCGCGTTCTCTTCCGCGGCCTTGAGCTCCACCATGCGCTCGCCAAGCTGCTTTGCCAGCTCGCGGCTTTCGTTCTTTGCCTTCTCGAGCGCCTTCATGTCCTCGCCGTGCGCCTCGAGCGCCTGGTCGCGCAGCGCCTTCTCTTCATCGATGCGCGAGCGCAGGATCGCCGCCGAATGGTTCGCACTCTTGTACAGCGCCGTCATCTCGTCCAGCGCTTTCTCGTTCGCCTCGAGCTTTTCCGTCAGCGCGCCGATCTCTCCGCGCAGCTTTTCATTTTCCTCGGCCAGTTTTACGCCGTCCTTAAAATGTGCCGCCGCCTTGGCTTCCGCCGCTTCCTGCTTGTCCTGCGCCTCTTCGAGCATCTTGAGTATCTGCTCCTTCGTGTACTTCTTAATGTTGATTTTCTGCATCTCTCAGCCCTCCACGATCTGCCAGTCGTCGGCCAGCATGTCCGCCTGAGAGGCGAGCCAGCCGAGCTGCACGCCGCTCGTTCCGACAAAGGCAAGTGCTTTGTTACCGATAGCTTTGTGATACGGATTAGTCACGTTGCCCTGCGGGTCTTTATAACCGATGCAGGTTGCAAGCTCAACGTACTGGTTCTTTCCGTTCCAGCCCACGCGGGCGATCTTCATGCCCTTCTTCGCCGCCTCGATGGCGAGACCGAAGCTCAGGCCGTCAGTCGGGCGATATGCCTCTTCAAATACCTGCTTCGGACTGAAAGATTCGTACCCGTCCGCATAGCGAACCTTGTAGCCGTCCTCGACGGTCTCGTCCAGACGGACCGGCGCGTCGGCGGTGGTAATCATGCCGTCCGCGTAGCGAAGCGCGGGCTCCGCCTCGATGAGTTTCGTTCCGATGTACTGTTTCATGGTTCTGTTTCCTTTCTTTTTCGCCCGCAGGCGTGATCAAAGATGTAACTGCTCATGCTCGCGCGGCCTTTCGACGAGGATCTTCACGACGCGCACGTCGCCGTAGCGCTCAAGATCCATCGCCGCGCGCTCCTTGAGTCCCTGCACGGCGCTCTCCGGCACGTCGGCCTGCAAGATGACCGTGACCTTCATGTCGCTTCACGCTCTTCTTTCCTGAGCGTTTCGATCGCCTTTGCGATCCCGCACCAGACCGCCATGTCCGCCACCAAGCCGTCCGTGACGATCGCGCGCACGACCTCGCTGTTGACCTTTCCGCCCGTCGCCTTGCCGATGCGCACGGCCCAGCCCGCGCCCGTCCGCTCCTTGTAGCGCAGCAGCTCGTCGAAGATGACCTTCTTCTCCGCCGCGCCGCGTCCTTTGATGTTCGGCGCCGGTTTCTTTTCCTCCGCCGCTGTGCCCCGCGCTTTCTTCGCCGTCCAGCTGATGCGCTCGCTCTCCGGCGCTTCCTTCTCGCCGCTCGTTTCCTTCTCGCGCAGCTTCCCAGCCGTCAGGTCGAATTCCAGCTTGTCCATCGCGCGCTCGCCCGCCTGCTCGTCTTCGTGCCGCTCGGTCAGCGCCTTTCGCAGCAGCTTGTTCACCGCCCAGTCCGCGCAGAATGCGCAGAAGTCGAGCTTGATGATCTCGTTTCCGTGCTCGTCCGCCGCGCGCACCGTCGCGCCGCCGAGCTTGCTCGCGCCCGCGATCACCCGCCCGCACCGGTCGCAGAATGTCCGTACCATCCGTCAGCCCTCCTTTGGCTTGCCGTAACTGCAAAAATCGAGATTTTCCCGCACTGGCGTGAAAATGCTGCCGTTTCCGTAATGGAGGATCGAGCGCGGGCAGTGGCAATATATTCCCTTTTTTCCGTCCGTCCGGTCGTAAGCCTCCCCGTACTCGCAGTTCTTGCAGTACGGTACCGTCACCGTGCGTCCTTCTTTGTCGGCCTCAACCAGCTCGCGCAGGTGGTCGGGCGTGGTGCCCAGCGCCGCCGAGGCCACCTTGACGAACATCGGGAGCGAGGCCGTCGCCGTCCTCGCCTTGCAGAAGCAGCGCCGCCTCGACGACGCGCAGTTTCACCGTTCTGCCGCAGCCGGGCGCCCACACTTCGCCGCCGAGCTTGCACGGCAGCGTGATCGCGCGCCCGTCCGCGCCGGCCTCGACCAGCTCGCGCAGGCGTTCGCAGCCGATCTCGTGTAGCTTCTTGCTCATCAGCCGCCCGATCAGGATCATACCGTCGCTGCTGAGCTTTTCTTCCTTGAGGATTTCGACCCCGCGCGGCATCAGCCCTGTCGCCTCATAGGCGCGCAGGTCTTCCCGGTTCCTCAAATAATCCTCAATGAGCTGCTGCACCACGAACCGCTGCGTCATCGGCCACGCCGCGATCCGCTCTTGCAGCTTTGTCAATGCCTCGTCCGAAACCATCACGTCTCCTCCTTCTTTCTCCTCTCCAAGATGCTGAGGCAGTTCGGCTTCAGGTCTTGCCATACCGGCGATTCCGGGTCTCCCACGGCCATCATCATGCTTACCTTGAAGATCTCCGCCACCGCTTTGTCTCTGCGCGCAAGCATACTGTAGATCGCCGTGAGCAGGTAGGCCGATTCGGCGAGCAGGTCTTTCATCGACCCTTGGGCCGCCAGTTCCTTCACGTTTCCGTTCTCGTTCTTATAGCTGATCATGTCTATACCCTCCTTAAAATTTGAAGCTCTCGTGGATGACCACGCCGCCGACGTTCGCCTTTGCCCCGTTCCCGCCCATGATCTGGCTCGCCTGAATGCTATTCATCGCGCACCTCCTGCAAAAAGGCTCCCCTGCGAGGCATATTCCTCAAAGCGCTTTTCCTGCACCTCGAAGTAGTACTTGTCGATTTCATACCCCACAAAGTCGAGCCCAAGCTCCAACGCGGCGATACGGCTGCTGCCGCTGCCGAGGTGTGTGTCGAGTATGCTGTCCCCCGGCTTTGCGTACTTTTGAAACAGCCACGTGTAAAGTGCTACAGGCTTTTGCGTGGGATGAATGCGCTGCTCGTTCAGCGCCTTATTCCCTTGCTGAACAAAGCCTTCCGAAATGCTCTTGCCCTGCATCATGCCGTTCCACATGTAACGGAAAAGCCGCACGCTGTCGTGGCAATTTGTGGCCGCGATCTCACAATCGCTGAAGGAACTGCCCTCGTTGCACTTGTCCCATACGATGCGCCCCGGCGCGAAATGGTAATCGAAATAGTTACAACCCCAAACAATGTAGTGCTTCGCGACCCGTTCCAGCTCATCGAAATATTTGCGTGTCGGAATGTCCCACTTCGGTGATATGGGGTAGTCTCTGTGCACACGGATTTTGCTGACCTTGCAGCCGTAATACCCGCGCCGCTCCGGCCCGCTGAAATACGGCGGATCGACCACGGCGAGATTGAAAGCCTTATCCGGCAGCTTCTTCATTGCCTCCATGCAGTCAACATTTTCAGCAATGTTCATCGCGCACCTCCTCCACATAGCACCAGCTCTGAGGCGGGAGGTGAAGATATAGCCGCCCGTCCGTGTTGCAGTCCGTTTCGTCGCCATCTCCGCAAACATTTTCGCAAGACCAACAGTTTGTGCTAAGCTCCGAGTATTCCAGACAGTCTCGCCAAAACTCCCCCAGCTTTTTCGGTGCATCGTAGATTTTCAGGTTGGAGATATGCCAGCCGTAACCGACATTTTCGCCGAGGTAGTTTCCGAACTCTTCTGAGGTTAAGCAAGTATCTTTGAGCCGATTGTCGAGCTGCTTCCCGCTATCGTCCCAGAATCCGCAGATGTTCACACGGGTAATTGCGTCGCAGATAAACTCCCCGATGACCTTGCCGCCACCGTAAAACTGTGGCCTTGGATAGTTCGTCGCAATGAAGTCCTCGTGCGGATATTTTGGCAGCGTGCAGTAGATATAGCACTTGAACGGCGTTTCCAGCTTTGGCCGCGTCTTGCGTACCTCAATCGTTTTATCGCCATTGATGATCTTCTCGCACCATCGCGGGCGAATGCTGATTAAAACCGCTTTACTCATGCATTTACCTCCGTGAAGGCCCTCGCCAGATCGTCAATGATCTGGTGCATGAGCCGGTCGCTCACACTGTCCTCGTTCTGGCACCAGAATGTCAATTTCAGGTGCAGCAGCTCGTGCACCAGCGTCTTTTCAAAGTTGAACGGCACAATGCGTTCTCCGTAGTGGGCGGGATCGATGATCTCAATGCGAGCGGTCTTGATGGCTTCCGACCATTCAGTGCAGCCCGCCACGCCACCCGTCGACATTTCCTCGGGCCGAAGGTGGGTTTCAAGGCTTATTCGCCACTCTTGCAGGCAAAGCCTGCGCTTCCACTTTTTCAGCATGGCGCGCTCTCCAGCGGTCGGCCTCATGCTTCTACCTCCTGCACCTTCGCCAGCGGGCAGTAGAAAAGGCAGTTGTGCTTGCTCACGTCCCGCAGGATCGCTCTATGTACCGCCTTGCCGCTCTTGTCGAAGCGCATCTCGTAGCCCTCCGGGTAGTATTCGATCCCGGCATACAGCACCTTCGGCTTGCGATAGGTGAGCATCGCCGCGCTCACGCAGAGCTTCAGATAGTCGCTTCGCTTCATACCGCCTCCCCCGCCTTCTCCCGGATGAGCTGCGCCAGCGCGTCCAGCGCGCGGTAGATCTTCGGCCGGCTTTCCTCGTCCAGCTCGTCCACGATCTCCGTCATGCGGTTCACGGTTTCCTGCGCCTGCCGGAACAGCACGCTGAATTCCGCGAGCGCCTTGTTGTCCATGGCCGCTGCGCTCTTCTTCGTCTTTTCCAGTGTCTCGCGCAGGGCCGTGCGCTCGTCCTCGGCCTTTTTCAGCGCCTCCGCCGCGGCCGCCATCTCGGCCTTCGCCTTTTTCAGCTCGTCCTTCGCTTTTTTCAGCTCCTCGGCCTTCTTGCCGAGCGCCTCTGTCTTCTCCGCTTCCGCGTCCTTCTTCGCTTCCGCCACCGCCGCCGCGATCTGTTCCTTGCTCGCGTCCACGGTCTGCACCGCCACGTCCACGGGCTGCTCGCGCAGCGCCTTCAATTCCCGTTCCAGCTCCGCCGCGCGCTCCTGCGCGGCCAGCGCCGTGCCCTGCGCGTTTTCCACCTCGGCGCGGGCGGCGTCCGCCGCGTCCTGCGCCGCCTGCACCTTCGCGTTCGCTTCTTCCGTTTCCTTGCGCTGCGCTTCGAGTGCGCGCCGCGCCTCGTTGCGTTCCGCCTCGGCGATCTTCTGCTGCCTCACGGCCTCTTCAAGCTCGCGCTTGCTCATCTCCGCAACGCTCTTTTCCTCCCCGTTGGCAAGGTGTTTTTCGCTCGCGAAATTCTCTCGCTCAGATGCCGGCAAAGCCAGTAATGCCAAGGCTTTTGAGACTCCCAAATCCCCAACCAGTTGGGTATTTCCATACTCCCTTGCGACGCGCATGAAGTTCTGCGCGCTCGTCTCTGAAAACTCCACTTTTTCGCTCAGCCACGGCAGCCATTCCCCGTGCTTGAGCTGCGCCTTTGCCTCCATCAGCCGCTTGCCGATCTCGATGACGGCCTGCCCGCCGACGCCCTTATAGAAGATGATCTCGTCCGTGATGGTCGTAATGCTGCGCTCTTCTCCCGCCGCGCTCATCATCAGTTCTTCGCTCATGCGCCTTTCCTCGCTTTCTGTTCTTCATGCTTTTCTTCTGCGTATCTCCGCCGCTGCTCTTCCATGAACCACGGCGTCAGCACCTCGCGCTCCCACTTGTCGCAGAAGTCGCGTACTTTCTTTGGAATATTGTGACAGTATTGCTTCCTGTCTCCGTGGCGCTCGTTGCCGTAGCCGTGCAGCTGGATCTCTCTCGGCCGTTCCATCGTCAGGTCGATGTTCAGCGTGTAATAGCTGCGCTCCGGCCTGCGGTAGTGCCGCACGAAGAAGATCGGCTTCCCGCCGCAGTGCTGCGCGCCGTAGGTGCCGACGCAGTGCCGCAGCACGCGCCCCTCGTCCTTGAGCTCCTGCTCTTCCTGCGGCACGCGGATGCAGAGCTCTCCGTCCGTCCACTCGAGCGCCTTGAGCCGGATATAGACCGGCGTGAAATCCGCCGATCGGTACTTCACGCCCTCGTGCGCCGCGTACATCTCCATCACGCGGTCGTGCGCCGCCTGCAAGTCGCGCGGCCACAGCGTTTCGTTCTGGTCCGCCAGCCACAGCGCCCGCAGCACGCGCCGGTAATCGAGCAGCAGTTGCACGCCGCCTTTCAGCCGCTTTTGCTTTTCGAGGTATTTCACCACATGCGTCGGGTGCAGATCGGTCTCGACGGCCCGATAGGCGCCCAGCAGTTTTTCCATGTCGTTCAGGCCGAGCTTGCCGACCTCCTGCACGAATTGCAGCGCGTCCGCGTTCTTTACAAGCATTCGGTAGCTCGCCCAGCACCGCGCGGTGCCTTCGCTCCAATGCTTCCCGCGCACCTCGCGGAAGGCTTCCTTGCTCATGCCGAGCATTCGGTGCGGCTTCGTCTCGCTCCAATCGACCCACGGGATATTTGGTGCGTCGCGCAGCATGGAATAGTTGCCGCACATGTCCAGATAGTTGTCAATGGTCTGCGTCACCGCATCGCCGAACCCCTGCCGCATCAGGTTTTCCACCTGCGGGTGCTTGCGCCAGACGTGCAGATACGCCCCCGGCCAGGCTCCGCCCGCGCCGATGTATTTGTCCAGCGCCGTCTTCTCGCCCGTCGTTCCGCCGAGCTCTGGACCGTAGGTGCATGTCCAGCCGCCGACCTGTCGTCCGTTCACGGCGCCGTGGCAGTAATAGGGCTGCTGCATCGGGTCGCGGCTCTGCTTGCAGGGTGTCCACGTTACGTCACGCGCCTCGTTACTGTGGCGCACCGCGCGGAAGCGCCGCAGCACACCGCAGCGGTCCACGATCAGCGCCGCGTGCGGCGAGAACGTCACGACGTCTGTTCCCGTGTTGTCCTGATACCGCGCCACCATCCAATAGAGCACCGTGAGATATCCGTCAATGTTCAGTGTTTCGGCCTGCAATGCTTGAAGCGTGCGCCCCTGCCGCAGCTCGCTCCGCCGCGTCACGACCACGCTCTGGTAGCAGTGCGGGCAAACGATCGTCTCGTCGTCAAAGAAGATTTGCGCATCGTCGTCGCCCTTGTCGACGTAGCCGTCATAAATCTGTCCGTCCTCGCCCTGCCTCAAGACAATGCCGCTCGTACCGCTGTCGCTGACATAGCCCGCAAAAAACTCTTCTCCGCAGTTTGAGCAGGTGCAGCGCGCGCCCCAGCGGCGCTTCCGAGACTTCTCCCAGCGGTCCCAGTCTTCCGCGTCCATGATCTGCGCAATAGGATTTGCGGTCTCCACGCTCTCGCGGTTGTAAAGCATCAACCCGGTCCCGAGCATGTCGTTGTCATAGATATCTTCCAGCACGTCGTTTTGCAGGTCTCCGCACGGCTGCATCGGCAGCTTCCCGGCAAGCTCGCGCCAGTGCGCGTCCACGCGCCTGCTCATAGGAAGTCCGCAAGATCCACGACCTTGCACTCCTCTTTCCGGCGCGGATTCTCTTCCTCGCGTCCCGGCAGGCCGAAGAACTCGCGAAGAATGTCCTCCGCCTCCGCCGGCGTCACGCACCCGCAGTTGCCGACCTTGTTCTTCTTCGCCCGCTCGGCGATCTTCTTCTCCGCCGCCGCGAGCGTCATCTCCTTGTTCTCGCGCAGATCCGTCAGCAGGATCTCCGCCGCGCTCTCGTTGCCTCGGATCATGTCCTTTAGCTGCTCGCCCACCATCCAGACCGCCGAGCGGTTCTTCGGCTGCTGCGCTTCAATGGCGAATATCGCTTCCTGTATCTTGCTCATTTTCTCTTGCCTTTCCTCGCGCCCGCGTGGTATAATGGACGCAAGGAAAACTCCTTTCCAGTCGTTTTCCTCTGGCGGTTGACCGGTGCCATCGGTCAGCCGCCCTTTTTATTTTCCTTCATACCCTTACCCTCGCGCGCACCGCCCAGTCCGGCATGGCGCTTTTGGCCCTCGTCCGCGTGTCTGGCTCGTAGAGCGGGCAGCGCAGCACGCGGTAGCTTTCCATGGCGTAGTAGTAGGTCGAATAGCCCTCGAGCTTGTGTCCGTGCCTTCGGCTGCTCGTTCCGCGCACCACTGTCTTTTCCGCCTCCCACCCTTCCACGGGCTCGAAGCGCACCTCATGTGTCTTGGGGTCTCTCGCCGTCCATGAGCACCCGCCGCATGCCCGCCGGCATGACCAGCAGAGCGTCGGCCGGTGGTTCTTGTTGCAGAACTTGTCCTCCTTCATCTGTTTACTCCTGCGTCATCTCAACGGCGATCTTCGATAGGACGGATACAATGACCCATTCCGCCGCCGTCGCAGCGCCGGCGCGCGTCAGCTCGTTTGCAAGCGCTCTGTATGCGTCGTCGTTCTGGTGCTTGATGGCGTCCCACATTTCTTTGTGGACTTTTTCGACGTCGCCTGCCATCTTCTTCGCGCGCTCAAGGTGCCCCTTGATCTCGGCCCGGCTCTCATTGTCGCTGGCGAATCCGCGCCCACGCTCCTGCACCGTGCTTTCCAGCAGCTCCGCCGCCGTGTGTTCCAGATTCCCTAATAACTGCCCGTTCGGTGATAAGTTGCTCATTTGCTCCTCCTTTTCTTTCTCGGCTCGTCCAGCTTCAGCACCAGCGTCATGCCCCGATAGGTGAGCCATGCCGCGCCGATCACGGCCAGCCACGTCACGTCCGGCTCTTCCGCTGCCGCTGCCATCGCCTCCGCCTCAGCTGCCAGGCAGTCCGGCGACAGCAGGCACAGCAGCAGTACCGCGATCCACAGCAGTACCGTCAGCCGCAGCAGCGTCTGCGCGCGCCGCAGCGCCCGCTCCTCTCTCGTGCGTCGGTCTCTCTTTTGCATTTTTCCCTCTCTTTCTGCAAAGGTGTTTCCCTTGCCTCTTATTGTTTCACGTGGAATTTTGCCTTTCCGCGGCACAGCTCGTTCAGGTAGGTCACGCGCAGCCATGTGCCCAGCTTCTCGCGCTGCTCGTCGCTGAGCGTGTCCACGTCCACCTCTCCGCCGTCCGCCGTCTTGACGTAGGCCTTTACGATGATCGGCTCCTGTTTCCGCTTCCCCATGCCCGCACGCTCCTTTCTTTCAGAATCTATGCCGCCCCGCTCGTCCCCTTGCCGCAGCGGTTTTCTTTTTGTCAAATGTTGCGCTACGCAACATTATGCACAAAAAAATAGGCGCAGAAATTGTCCTCTACTTTCAGCAAACGAGCAAGCGCCCACGCCTCATCAAGATACATCGGTCTACGGTTGTTGATCTTTAATGATGCGGTAGACTGCCTGCAATTCATGCTGTTCGCGGCATCTTTCTGCGTCAGGTTCAGTTCTTTGAGTCTTTCTTTGATGGCGGCTGAATTGATCACAATGTTCACCTCCTTTCGATGTTGCACTATGCAACTATGCTATATTTACCACATCCTAAAGAGATTGTCAATAGCGCTGTGCAACTTTTTTTCTTTTTGGTATTGCACTGTGCTATTTCGTATGCTATTATGATTGCACACAGTAAAATGAAAGGAGCAGCTCATGTACTCTCCAAAGGAAATTGGCGATCGGATCAAGTCTCGCCGCGACGAGCTTGATATGACCCTCGATGAAATTGCCTCCAAGGTCGGTGTGTCGAAGTCTACGATTCAGCGATACGAAAACGGCCTGATCGGCCGCATCAAGCTTCCCGTAATTGAATCTATCGCAGATGCTCTCTGGGTATCTCCGGATTGGCTTATTGGGGTATCGGAAGAAAAAACCGCCGACCTGAAGGTCGACGGTCTTTCCCCATTGGAAGCGCGCTTGATGGAATTGGTTCGCCGGCTTACCGACGATCAGAAGAAGATGCTGCTGGCCCAAATAGAACTTCTACTAAGTAAGCAAGAATAGCTTCCTGATTCTCAGGGGTAAGCTCGCGGAACTTTGCAAGGATCTCTTGATCGAGTCGGTCTGGCATGGTTTGCCTCTCTTTCCTCTCAGAAGCTCCCGATGATAAAATTTCGGCGCCGCGCATCAGTATATACCATTCTGTCCCGCCCCGCCACCGGTAAAAAAATCCCAGCAAAGGAGTGACCTCTTATGACCCCGCCGAAAGGCTTTACTTCTTCCGTCCACGCGCCGCTGCCTGATCTTCGCATCGCCGCGGCCTATATCCGCGTCTCCACCGACGAGCAGGTGGAGCTCTCCCCCGCCTCGCAGCTCGTCGAGATCCGCAAATGGGCCGCGCGCAATGGCTATATCGTACCGGACGAATTTGTTTTCATGGATGAGGGCATTTCCGGCCGCGGCGTGAAGAAGCGTGACGAGTTCCGCCGCATGATCGGTGTCGCCAAGTCGAAGCCCAAGCCCTTCGACGCGATCCTGCTTTGGAAGTTTTCGCGTTTCGCACGCAACCGCGACGATGCCGTCATGTACAAGTCGATCCTGCGTAAGCAGCTCGGCATTGACGTTATTTCGATCTCCGAGCCGGTGGCCGAGGGCGGCATGGGCCTCATCACCGAGGCGCTCATCGAGGCGATGGACGAATATTACAGCATCAACCTTGCCCAGGAAGTCAAGCGCGGTATGGAAGAGAAGCACCGTCGCGGCGAGGTGCAGTGCGCTCCGCCGTATGGCTACGGCCTCAAGGATCATGTGTACGTGCCGAAGCCGCCCGAGGACGACTATGTGCGCGAGCTGTTCCGCCGCTATCTCGCGGGCGAGGGCTTTTTCCCCCTTGCCCGCTGGCTGAACAGCTGCGGCCAGCGCACGCACCGCGGCGGAAAGTTCGAGAACCGTACCATTGAGTATATCCTGCGCAACCCTGTCTATATTGGCAAGCTCCGTTGGAACGCGGCCGGTCACACCCGCCGCGACTACGCAAATGAAAATGTCGTCCTCTCCGATGGTAAGCATGAGCCGCTGATCGACGAAGAGACATTCAACGCCGTCCAGCACCGTATCGACGAGCAGAAGCTGCTCTACCCGAAGTTCTCCCGCAGATCCGGGACGCAGAAGTATTGGGTCTCCGGCCTTGTCCATTGTGCTGCCTGCGGCGGCACCCTTGTGGCGAATACGCCCGAGTACATGGTTTGCAATAATTACATTCGCGGTGCCTGCCTTGTCAGGCAGTCGATCCGGCGCGACGTGCTGGAGGACGCGCTGCTCTCCCGGCTTCGTGAGGACGCCGCGCGCGGCTCTTCTCCCGAGTTTGAGGTGGTTCGCTCCGGTGATGGCGGCATGTCTGCCATGGCCGCGCTGGAAGCGTCCCGCGATTCCGCCGCCCGCATGCTCGACCGCCTGCGCGATGCCTATCTCACCGGCGCCGATACCGTCGAAGAGTATAAGGCGAGCAAGGCCGCCGTGCAGCAGCGCATCGCTGATCTCGACGCGCAGATCTCCGCCATGCAGAAAGAGGATCGGGCCGCC